GCGTCCTTAACGCTGGCTATTAGCACAGCTGGCAGCATTTTTCAATGCCCCTATCGGAGATACAACATGCTCAAGGAACTAGTTACTCAAATACTGCGCCTAGTCATCGCAAACACCCTCCTTCGGGTGCGCGGTTGGCTATGGCGTTGGTACAAGAGCGATCGGTTCTCGGGCTCACGCCCGCCGAGGGTTGTATCGAAGAACTCACGTTGGCCCCATAAGGGGGCCCCGTGAGCTCAGGTACTTCTGGATCTTCCGTGATCTCCTCTCCACCTTATGGGATTCATTCCTATAGGTCTTGGTCGGGCGGTGATGGAAAGTATGAATCCTACGATGGCTTTTTGAGGTCAAAGTGGAATTCATATGCGTCTCACAAACGCGCCAGTAGAGTATCGGGTCTTATCGGGTTTCGATGCCCGATGGGTCACACGGTTTCTTACCAAGTTCAAAGCGCCCCTTGGTGGGGTACTTGTGGACTACCGTTAGTGACTGACTCGGAGAATGTAGACCGTTTGAATAAACTTCTCGCTAAGGTGAAGGGCCACAGCTTTAACGCTGGAGTCACTGCATCTCAGGCGGGTCAGTTTACGTCGATGGTCTCTTCTACCCTGGGCAAGCTAGGCCGTTCTATCATGGCTTTGAAGCATGGCGATTTCGCTACTGCTGCAAGGCAATTGGGAGCGGCTCCGAAAACATCTAAGCTGAAAGGCTCAGATATATCGGGACGTTGGCTTGAACTCCAGTACGGTTGGCTTCCTTCTATTGCGGATGTCTATGAGGCTGCTAAAGCCTTTGAGGCACTGAGCGCGGGCCCTAAAAAATCCCGATTCTCAGCTTCTACGCAACGGTCCAAGTCAAAGGTATACCCTTCATCCACCTTTGGTGGTGATCGGGTAACAGTTAAGGGAAAGTACAGCAGGACATACACTGTTGAAGTGTATGAGGAGCTGGGCTTCTCTCGTCAGCTGGGTCTTGTGGACCCCCTGTCGATTCTGTGGGAGAACGGCCCGTATAGTTTCGTGGTGGATTGGTTTTACCCTATTGGGTCTTACCTCTCTGTACTCAACCAGATACCGAAGATAAAAGGTCGGTGGATGGTTACGGACTATGCGGAGTGGAGCACCTCTGGGTGGTCTTGGAACGCTGGATCCCCATATCCTTTCTGTCCGACGCATTTTGGCCAACAGTTTACCTCGGTGGTTTCTAAACCATCCGTAGAATATTCTGAGGTTAATTGTGTTCGGGACAGTCTTGGTGGTTCAATCTCTATTCCCACGCCATCTGTTAAGGTGGTTGGGAGCGTTCACGGCACTCGGATAGCTAATGCTATTGCGTTGGCCGCTCAACGTTTTTTGAGTTAACCCATTAAGGCAATTCCGCCTTAATGCTTTCACAAGAATAGGAGTCAGATTATGTCTGCAATGACGAACATCCTCGTTAAGGACGACGCAAATCCCGTTGTGGAAATGACGTTCGTTCCCGTCACCGATAAGGATGGCGTGCCTTTCTGGCGTACTAATACCGCAGGCGTCCCTTTTGAGGGTCAAATGCGGCTTTGGATGTCCGAAGAGCAGGTTAAATCCGGCGCTTACAAGCGCACGGTGAAGCTCGAGGTCCCCGTGATGGAAACTTTGGGGACTGCGGGAACTTCCGCGGGTTACCAGGCCGCGCCTAAGGTTGCCTATGTTGAGACGCACATTCACACGTGCTACTCCCATCAGAGGTCGACCCAGGCCGATCGGGCCAACTCGCTGAAGATGGCTGTTGGCGTTCTGCAGGGCGCTAGTTCTACCACGGCAACCGGTATTCTCACGCAATCGAGCGTGGCCGATTCCTGGAAGGCTAGTGTCAATCTGCCGGCCGTCAATTTCCTGATCAATGGCGGGATTCCTACGTAGGAAGTCCTTCCGGATCAGGTGCCATGTAATTTTTTACCTAGTTGACTCTGCGTCTCGTACGCAGGAAGGAGTTCATTATGAATGACTGGACTAGTCCGCGTTCCAGGGAAGAGAATATTCGATTCCTTTCCGAGGTTTCCTGCCTACTTGCTAGGCTTGGTGGGTCCCTTTGTGAGGACCTTAATCAGCTAGTACAGAGCGGTAAGTATATCGAGCTTGTTAATTATAAGTTTGATTACCTCCGTGAGTATGATCTGCGCGATGTTACGCTTGCCCGACAGATCCATTCTTTGTTTTCTAAGCAAGAGTGGATGGACTTGGGCATAGATACCCAAGCAGTTGCTGCGACCAAGTTCTGGGAGATGGAAAAGAAGTGTGCTGAGACAAACGACCGACTTGATGCTCGTGAGAGAAATTCTCACGTCTTGCAGGTATTGCACCTCACAAGATGTAAAATCGATCATATTCTCGGTCAGGTTCCTGATCTTAGTGCACTAAACTTCTCCTTCGGGCCCGGGGCCACTTCGAATGTTAAAGGGCGCATAGCTAACGCGAGGTCCAAGCTATCCGCCAGTCTAACGTGTAGTGTTGATAGTTTACCTTATGTGGGCGGTCTTTTAGCAGAGGCCCCCTTATGGACCACACATCATTCTGGCGTGAGAGACCCTGTTTCCCAAACAATCTTTGTTGATGGGCTTGGAATTGCCCGTTGCAGAGATCGGGAAGCCAGTGTTACTCTGTACGTCGATGTGCTGGAAAGCGTAGGTAAACTAACGTACGTCCCCAAAGATGCGCGCAGCCTCCGTCCCATAGTAGTAGAACCGACCCTCAATGGGTTCGCCCAACAGGGCATCGGTAAGTACTTGAAGGATAGGCTGCTTCGTCGCGTAGGGCTTGACCTAAAGGACCAGACGCCTAATCAGTTAATGGCAAAAGAGGGTAGCATTTCTGGCCGTTTTGCAACGGTTGATATGTCCTCTGCGTCTGATACTGTTAGTTGGTCCCTAGTTAGGGAACTACTTCCTTGGGAGTGGTTCGTCTTCCTATCATCTTGGAGAACTGGGATGGTTGGAGGGCCTAACGGCCCGGTGGAACTCCATAAGTTCAGCAGTATGGGTAACGCTTATACGTTCGAGCTGGAAAGTTTAATCTTCCATGCCCTTGCGTTGAGCGTCTCAGAACTGCTGGGACTTGGTTCCGAAGTCAGAACGTTCGGTGATGATGTTATAATCAGATCCGAAGCGTACACGCTTTTCGAGGAGGTGCTCAGTTACTGCGGCTTTATCGTGAATAACGAGAAAAGCTTTGCGACTGGGCCCTTTCGGGAATCGTGCGGTGCTGATTGGCTAAGAGGACACAGTGTGCGGCCATTCTATGCCAAGAAGGCAATGAGTGACCAGTCCCTGTACGCCTTCCACAACTTTGCTGTTCGAAACTGCGAGCCCGAGCTTGCGGAATTGATCCTGAGTTGGACTAATCCCGATCTTCGCCTTTGGGGTCCCGACGGATATGGTGATGGCCATTTAGTTGGCTCTTACTATCTTCGGAGGAACCGCCAAGCGAGGAGGGCTGGTTGGGAAGGTGGGACTTTCGATACCTATGTTTCTCGTGTTAACCGCATTAATAAGCGGTACGCCGGGGACTGGGTGTTTCCCTCCTATAGTGTGTACACACGTTCGGGAGAACGTGACCCTACCGATCCGGACGTCGTCCGTGGTAGTAGTGGTTACGCGAAAGCATCTGTCTACACGTTTGCCGAGAGAGTTTTCTCTCGTACCTGAGGAGTTTTTCTCCTCGTGGCTAAACCAC